ATTCATGGCCAAATCAACAGCAGCATCCCACAGGGAGCCGTCAACCACAGGAATGGCCACACCGGCCCAGTTCTGCCCTGCATTGGCTTTGGCTGCCGCAACGTTGCGTTTAATCTCTGAATCAGCGGCACCCAGCTCAATATCAAGGTCGCTGTCAGTGTTTAGATATATAACAGTGTCCTGATTGGTATCCCCCTCACCGATGAAGATGAAATACTTCTCAACATCAGGAAACGGCCCCTGGTTCAGATTCAATGCATTGACTGTGACTTTACCGACGGACATAAGCCATCTCCTGTTTCATATCGGAATAAATAGTGGTGATGTGTTGCGAAACCTCACGTGGGGTCGCACCTAAAAAAGCACGGGCAGGCAGCACTGTTTCCCAACGTGAATTTATGGGAATGCCTTCCTTAATCCGCATTGCATGAATAATGGCCCCGGCCTGACCTTGTGAAAGCGTTCCAACGATGTGTTTAATCGACGGTCTTTTCATACCTCGACCAGATGGCCGTTTCATTTTGTAATCCAAATCGAGCAATGCACGGGCCTGTTTTCGAGTAGCAGGTTTATTGTTATCGCTGCTCATAGCTGGCTGGCTTTTTGCTGTGACCACAGTCACCTTGCCATACTGTTGATCAGCAGCAATACGCCCTGTCTTACGGCTATAAAAACCAGCAACACCATACTGGCCATTCAGTTCAGTGACCTTCAGTTGTCGAACCAACTTGCTTAACATCTTGCGGCGACTCTTTCTTTTACGCGCTGCAAACGGCCTGCCCTGAAGATCTACCTGTTTGCGTACCCGTCCTTTTGAATCACGAATACACTTCTTTACAACCTTGTTCAGTAACCGCTTACGGCGGCGTGGTGGCATATGTAACAACCCCAACTGCTGTTTAAGTGGTAGTTGGCCTATCACATCCACTTTGACTTTACCCAGGGCGGTCATGCTGTCACCTCACCTGTTTCAGCATAATTAACCACCGGATCAGCCAATCGGTAGTTAATGCCATCCAGTACAATCGGCCCAGAAGGATCTTCAACACCAAATACGTCTTCATCAAATTCAATGCTGATTTCAATATTGGCTGTACTATCGTCCAGCACATCCACATCAATGCCGGGTTCTGCAATCTCGTCACGGTCTTTATCGTGTGTGAGTAGCCATGTAGCGACATGGGCGAACAACAGCTCAGCGGGGTGTTTGCTGTGCGGGTATTTGTCAACATTAATGGTGCAGGTATAGCTCTGGCGATAGAGCAACACACTGTTGTCCTTCCCTTCACTTTCAACCTTTCCACTGGGAACTATTGAGGGTTCATCCACATAACTTTCAATCTGACCTGCATCAACAAGATTCAGATTGATTAGGAAAGCAGTAATGGCCTTAATCTTTTCCATAATCAGATCAACGCCACGTGGACGTTGCCATTGCCGGGTTTTAAATCATTGCCCGGTAATAACATCCTATGAAATGCCGCAATCATCGACTGGCTTTCATCCAGCCAATACTGCTCACCCTCATCAGCCTCGCTTTGGGCTTTGCCATCATCCTTTGACCGCCGTACCGCATTGACAAACTGGGGGATCAAACCTGCCTTAGCTCGGCTATACACCGCATGTTCATAGCCGACAACCAGCTTGTCACTGTCACCCAGTGGTTGTGGGTGGGCATCGACATAAAGCTGTAACGTGGCAAAACCCAAAAGAACAATGGCAGCCTTCACATCATCCAGGCTTTCATTGACACGAAACACAGCCATCTGTAAGGCGGTAGGCACCACATCATCAGCAATGTCAGACGGCACCCGATACCGGCTCAGCAAATCAGCAGTTGATAACTCAGGCCAAAAGCCATCATTGTCAAACGTTGCTGCTGCTACCAGATCAGGTCTACCCGTTAAACTCATGACTTTACCTTGTGCCTGTCTTTTGGGTGAATAGGTGCCGGGTCAAACAGCCGATTGTTTAGTACTGGGTTCCACTGCTAGCGGACAGTGAGAACCCGACCAACAAACGGTGATTGCCTGCCCCGGCGGGTGGAGCCGTAGCCCTATAACTTTATTCAGTCTTTTCCTTTGCCAGTTTCTCAAGGCGTTTTTGAATCTTTTTTTTCAGCGTGTTAACACCAGCACCTTCTGGATTGGCCTCTTCAGCCCAATGGCACAACTCAAGCGCCTTAACATCATCACCAGCCCGTACCTTGTGCTTGGCCAGCATGACGTAGCATTTGCTCTCGACCATAGGAGCCAAAGACCACTTATCCTTGCGCAGGGTATCAACCAAAACATCCAGATACGGGCTGGCACCATGCTCAGTGTTCTTCAGCAGATTATTGGCCCAGTCATACATTGCATCGCAAACAAAGGTTTCCAGATCACGCCGTTTAAAACGCTCTGGCATCTGGTGAACACCCTGTTCAATCAAATGCAGGGCAAGGTTTACAGCATCTTCAATATCATCAACATCAAACTGCCAGATCATCACCTGCACAGCGACATCATTAGGATGCTTCTCACCCGCTTTAACATAGTGGTTTACATAAGGCAGATAAGTAGGCAGCACCGTGCGCTTAATCTTGCACTTTTCATCAAGGTCTTTAACCTCTTTGAGCTTGCCCAGATCAACAGCCAGCGCAGTCTGTGCAATAGGCAAAGTTGGAATCTTTCCCTGTTGTTTAAGCGCAGGTGTCACAGTTGCAGGCTCTTTCTTTTTAGTTTTCTGCTGTTTTGCCTTAATCTGATCAAGCTTATTGACTCGCATCTGACTGACAGGTTTTGAAGCTACGACCTCAACCTCTGGAGGTTCTTCACCTGCATCAATTGCAGCTTGATGTGCGACCTGTTTGGCTTTGATTTGATCGAGTTTTCCCATGTGCTTATCCACCCAGCAATTATGTTTTAACTAAGGTCTGGGTGTGCAGAACACACCCAGACCGACACTAACAGCCTGTATTAAGCAGGCAGTGTGATGCCTTCAACCAGCGAGGCTTTCCCTTCCTGCTCTACCACATAGCCCTCATTACGGCTGGTATAGTTTTCGTACTGATCCTTTTTGGGGTTGTTCACCACCTCACGCCGCCAGCTGTCTTCCTGATGGTAGATCGACAGGTTGTCCCAGCTGGTAACAAGGATTGAATCAGCAGGGAAGAAAGGCGGTGAATATGAAGGCAGCCCACCATAGGTATCAACAATGGCTTTTTCACGCAGCTTGTCTTTTTCGGTTGGGGTGCGTCCCTGTTCCACATAGTAAGCACCCTTCTCAGCCTGCATCAAAGTACTGCCAACCATACAAACCAAATCAGGATCTTCACGGAACGGCTCTGCAAGTCGGCCACGTGCGTCATGAACCAGTGAATCCAGGTTAGGAAAATCAACACCACCCAATATGATCTCAGCAGTTACAGGAACAGCTGTTACCACTTGCGAACCACCGTTGTATAGGCGTAGCAATTCCAGCCAACCTATATTCAAATCTTCCAGGTTAGGGTAAGTCACAATGTCGGTATCCGCTGCAACCGAGGTGCCATACCAACCCGTCTTGATTCGGTCATTACCAATGGCTTTACGAATCAGCTTGTTGTAACGCTCAGCAAAGTCTTTAAACTTGGCCCAGGCATCGATCAAGGCATACTTCAGAGCGGTATCTGAATCAGTCTTGAACAACTCATAATCTTTTGTGCCAAGATTCAGCAGATGATTAGGGCTACGCTCACCAGCACCGGATGTATCAGTGCGGCTGCTGACAGAACCCGTCAAACCCATCAGAACCTTTTCCCCCTTCAACTCAGGCACACCAATGATGTTGATAAGCTCCAACATCGGGTTGCCATCAACAACAATTAACTCATTCAGGGTTTGAGCAACAGACGGTGTTGCTGCAAACTCCATAGCCCCTTGCTGTGCGCCATAGGCTTGCGCCATCTTTGCCAGCAGATTAAACATTTGCTGTCTGCCGACAGCACTTAATTGATGACCCATAGCATTTATCTCCTAAGCAATTGGGGTGTTATTAAATTATCAAATCAGTTAATGAGTAAGCGGTGCCTACAAGTACGCACCCAAGTTTTCACCGTCGCCACCCTGCTCACCGGCAGCAGTTCCAGGCTGTGGCTTTCTTGCAGCTTCAAAATCCTTTGTCAGCTGTTCAAGATCTTTTGTCAGCTGTTCAAACTTGGCAGCATCAACAGCAGGCTTGACCTCTTCGCTTTCGCCTCCAGTCTCTTGTTCATTACTGGTGAATTTCTCAAACCTGGCAGTCAAAGCTGCAACCTGTTCACTCAGCTGATTCAGATTGATGCTGGTACTCTCTTGTTCTGTCTCACCTTCAGCAGCGGGTTTAGCAGGCGGGGCGCTGAATTCTTTCAGCCGATCAGCTATAGCAGTCAGCCCAGTTTGGAGTTGTTCAAATTGTTCTGCTTTCATATCAGCCTCAGCCTCTTCTGGTTGGTTGGATGAGAAGATTTCACGCAGCTGCTTTAAAAAGCTGATCTCTTCATCTTTGGAACTTGTGCCCGATGTTTGGGTATGGGAAAAATTTTGTTCAGTGTTTTCAACAAAATCAGCAATGACAGCATCATCTTTATTGATGGCACTAAAGCGCACCTCAGTGGTGGCTGCTGATGCGGGGTTGTCAGTAGCGGCAAGGCCAGAAAGATAAAACTCTCCGGTCTCTCTG